CGACATGTGGCTATCCAAAGGCGGGTGCGACCTCAACACGCGCGAGGGATTGCGGCGCGTCTCCGACGCGGTCCGGGAGCTTCCGGTAACGCCTTCCGTTATCGTGGTCGATACTTTGCATCGCTTTCTCAACGGCGACGAGAACAAGGCGCAGGACGCCAAGACCATGCTCGACGCCTGCGCGGAGTTAATGGCGGCATTCAACTGCGCCGTCGTGCTTGTCCACCACACAGGCGTGTCAGACGAGGCCCAGCACCGGGCGCGGGGATCCTCCGCCTGGCGCGGGGCGCTCGACATTGAGGTGTCCGTGGTTCCACAGGACAACGGCCTGATGCAGGTCGTCCAGCGCAAGAGCAAGGACGCCGAGCTGGCCGAGGACATCACCGTTGAGCTGATGTCGGTCCCGATCACAGGCTGGCTGGACGAGGATGGCGAACAGGTCACAAGCGCAGTCGTCTCCCTCAGCGAGCGCCAGCATCAGCCCAAAGCACACCCTAAAGCTGGACAGTACCAGCAGACATTCCGGCGCGCATGGGAGCATGGCGGATGTGTCTGGCGGGATAGTCTCCCCTTCGTTGACAGGGACGCTTTGCGTGAAGTTTTTCTAATAGATGGAATATCGGAAAAAGCCGTCCGGAACTACCTAAATCCCAACGCCGAACACAAGCCGGTCAGCGTCCTCTTGCAAGCCTCCTACATCGCACCGACCCAAGGCGGCTGGCACATCGTGCAGGCGGAATGGGTGGCTCAACTCAGGATGGTCAGAAGCGCACCTAGCGCACCTGAGCGCACCTAGGTGCACTGGTGCGGGGTTGGCAAAAAGCTAGCAAAATCAGGAAAGGGCCGCACCGCACCGCACCTACTACCTATAGGTAGGTGCGACTGGTGCGCTCCTGATTGCAGCTTGCTGGTTTTCGGTTGACCGCACGCGGCAAGCGATGCACAACGCTCGCCTGACACGAGAGGAGACCACCCAATGAACGAAGCCGAAGCCATCATGGAATTCCGAGAAGCGTCCGCCGCAGTACGCCGCGCCTTTGGGGCGCGAGACGATGCCCGCGTGGATCAGATCCTGGCCGATACACGCATGGGCCAGGCCACAGTAAATCTATCAGATGCCCAGGCACGCTTGCACGCCGCCGACATCGCGCTGCAAGCCGCACGCGCCGAACCGCCAGCGCCCGCTGACATCGACGTTACAAAAATGCGGATGGCGACCCTGACGTTCGATGAGATCCCCGCCGTCACCGGGCCGAATGGTTCCGACGCCGGCGCGTCCATCCCGCATGGCGACGATTTCTTCAGGACCGATGTCTGATGGGTGACGTGGTCAAGCTTATTGTTCCCAGCATGTCTTCGGATGGCATCCTTGCCGCAGCCAAGGGCAAGCTTGCCAGCGCCATCGTTCTCGGCTTCGATGCGGACGGCGCAGAATGGATTACGTCCAGCACCAGTGACGTCGGCGTGATCCTGTTCCTGCTTGAGCGAGCCAAGGCTGCGGCAATGGCGTCCGTGACGTTGACAGACGAGGCGAGTTAGGTAGATTTCTCAAGCGTGCCCTACACACGCAAGGGGTCCAACCCGTCAGAGTAGATTGAACCCTAGCTCTGGCGGGTCCTTCCCCATGCACGCATCCATAGTCCAGCGGTTGTTCTATCCCCACATCGTCGATGATGCCTTTATCGAAGCCATCGTGGGCCACGTCATCGACAGTGTCCGCGAGCTGGACGTCTCCAACCTGCGCCGACGCAAGGCCCAGCGCCTGATCGAAGCAACAGCCTGCCAGGCCGTTGCCGATATGTGGACCGCAGCTTTCCGCAAGACGTTCAAGCCGACCCGGTCATGGCCACAGGCAACCGCCATCCTGCTTGACAATCCGCGACGCGTCGTGATTGAACTCTGGATAGGGCACGAGTACCACGCCGAAGACATTCCGGACCCTATCGAGGTATTCTTTGATGGCGAATAAACCCGGCCTCTACGCCAACATTAACGCCAAGAAGGCCCGCATTGCCGCAGGGTCTGGCGAGAAGATGCGCAAGGTCGGCAGCAAAGGCGCACCGACCGCTGCGGCGTTTCGTGCGTCCGCGAAGACGGCCAAGCCCATGAAGAAGGGCAAGTGATGGCCACGCCAGCCAAAGGCAAAGCACTGGTCAAGGTCACCGCTTCCGGCAAGCGTGTGAGCTACGGCCAAGCTGGCGAAGCCAAGGGCGGCGGGCCGCGTGTCAGACCCGGCACCGCCAAGGGCGACGCATACTGCGCACGATCAGCCGGCCAGAAGAAGCGCAGCCCTGCCGCAGCGGCAGATCCGAATAGCCCTTTGAACCTTAGCCGTAAGCGGTGGAAGTGTTCGGGCGAGAAGTCTAAACGCTAAATAAATATCAAAGCATTCACAATGGGCGCAGGTGGCAGAAGACCGGGAGCAGGCAGGCCTAAAGGTTCGGTCAGCACGCAGACCAAAGCCTTCAAGGAAGCCGTTGAGATTGCGTTCTCCGAGCTTGGCGGCGTCAAGGGCCTGGTTGAGTGGGCAAGGACAAACCCCGACGCGTTCTACAACGGCATCTTCCCCAAGCTTGCGCCGCTTCAGGTACATCACAGCGGGGACGACAACCGGCCGCCGATCCAGGTCGATCACGGCATTGCCGGCCAGCGTGTCAAATCCCTGCTTGACCAGATTACCAGCAAATGACCCAGAGCGTAGCCGAGCGCCTAGCCGCCCTGCCGCGCGATGAACGCAACGCCATCGTGGACAAGCTGACGCCAGCCGAGCAGGCCGCGCTGCTTTACGATTGGCGCGACTTCCTCGGCCGCCCCGAACAGATTAGCCCCGATGGCGATTGGGATATCTGGCTGATTATGTCCGGCCGTGGCTGGGGCAAGACCCGAACCGGCGCCGAATGGGTCAAGGAATGCGTGGCCAAGGGCTACAAGCGCATAGCCTTGATCGGGGAGACAGCAGCCGACGCACGCGACGTCATGGTGGAAGGCGTCTCAGGCATCCTGTCCGTCTACCCCGAAGGCGAGCGCCCGCTGTATGAGCCATCGAAGCGCCGCCTGACGTGGGCCAATGGCGCCGTTGCCACCACGTTCAACGCCACAGAGCCGGACCAGCTTCGAGGCCCGCAGTTTGATTTGGCGTGGTGCGACGAGCTGGCCAAGTGGCGTTATGCCCGCGAGACGTGGGACCAGCTCTCGTTCGGCCTGCGCCTTGGCGATCATCCTCGCGTGCTGGTGACGACCACGCCCCGGCCTGTCGAGCTGGTCAAGGCGATCGTGGCGGGCAGCGAAGGCAAGGTTCACATCACCCGCGGCACCACGATGGACAACAAGTCCAACCTCGCAGCCAAGTTCCTTGAGAAGATCCAGCTCCGCTATGAGGGAACACGCCTCGGCCGGCAGGAACTCAGGGGCGAAATCTTAGGCGACATCCCGAATGCGCTTTGGACCTATGGCCAGATCGAAGCGAGCCGCGTGCGCCAGTGCGACCAGCTCAACCGCGTGGTGGTGTCGGTTGACCCTGCGATATCCAACACCGAGGACAGCGACGAGCATGGGATTATCGTGGCTGGCGTCCACGCCAAGAGCCAGGAAGCTTACGTGATTGAGGACGCCTCGATGTCCGGAAGCCCGCTGGAATGGGCAAGGCGGGCGGTCAATCTGTACGATACGCACCAAGCCGACGCGATTGTCATCGAAACCAACCAGGGCGGGGACATGGTCGCGCAGACCCTTCGAAGCGTGCGGAACAACGTCCGCATCAAGGAAGTCCGGGCGACACGCGGCAAGCATGTCCGGGCCGAGCCCATCGCCTCGATGTATGAGCAGGGCCGGGTTCACCATGTCGGCAGCTTCCCGCAGCTTGAAACGCAAATGACGCAGATGACGACGTTCGGCTATGAGGGCGCGGGCTCGCCTGACCGTGTCGATGCGCTGGTGTGGGCGATGACTGATCTTTTCCCGTCGATGGTGGCCAAGACGGCCGCGCAACGCCCAGCGGTTCGCATTGTTCCCATCGTGACACCGATGGCTAGATAGGTTACGCAGCAAATCATGGGGCGTGAAACCAGAGAACAGCGGCTGCAACGCGTCCATACCGAGGCGCTTACCGAGTTTGACGCCATCCAATCCACGATGCGTGACGAGCGGTTCCAGTGCCTTGAGGATCGCCGCTTCTACAGCATTGCTGGCGCGCAGTGGGAAGGCAACCTCGCAGAACAGTACGCGAACAGACCGCGTTTCGAGGTCAACAAGGTTGCCCTGTCCGTCATGCGGATCATCAGCGAGTACCGCAACAACCGCATCACGGTTGACTTTATCCCCAAGGACGGCAGCACAAACCTGAAGCTGGCCGATACCTGTGACGAGCTGTACCGCGCCGATGAGCAGGACAGCCAGGCGGATGAGGCTTACGATAACGCATTTGAGGAAGCCGTGGGCGGGGGCTTTGGCGCGTGGCGCTTGTCCAACCAGTACGAAGACGAAGGCGACCCCGAAAACGAACAGCAGCGCATTGTATTTCAACCGATTTTCGATGCTGACACGTCCGTCTTCTTCGACCTGAACGCCAAGAGGCAGGACAAGAAGGACGCGCAGTGTTGCTACGTCCTGTCGGCGCTGACGGTGCAGAGCTACAAGGATCGCTTTAACGACGACCCGACAACTTGGCCAAAGGTTGTGCAGTTCACGCAGTTCGACTGGTCCACGCCTGACGTTGTCTACATTTGCGAATACTATTGCAAAGAACAGGTAACCGAGACGCTGCGGATCTTCCGCTCGCTGGATGGCGAGGAAACCAAGTACACCGAGCAAGAGTTTGCAGACGATCCGGACCTGGAGCAGATGCTTCTGTCCACAGGCAGCGTCGAGGTGCGGCAGCGCAAGATCAAGCGCCAGCGCGTGCACAAATACCTGCTCAGTGGCGGCAAGGTGCTGGAGGATTACGGGCTGATTGCCGGGTCCGAAATCCCCATCATTCCCGTGTATGGGAAGAGATGGTTCGTGGACAACATCGAGCGCTGCCAGGGCCACGTCCGTCTGGCCAAGGATGCGCAGCGCCTGAAGAACATGCAGCTAACGAAGCTGGGCGAAATATCTGCTTATTCTACGGTCCAGAAGCCCATCTTCACCCCTGAACAGGTCGCCGGCCACGAGCTTGCCTGGTCTGACGACAACGTCAAACGATACCCGTACCTGTTGATTAACCCTGTCACCAATGCGGACGGCGGTGAGCAGCCGATGGGCGCGCTGGATTACACGCGGGCGCCGGAGATACCGCCGGCAATGGCCGCGCTGCTTCAAATAACAGAAGCCGACATGCAGCAGATCCTCGGCACCCAGCAGGCTGGCGAGATCATGCAGCCCAACATGAGCGGCAAGGCCGTCGAGCTGATCCAGAACAAGCAGGATATGCAGACGTTTATCTACCTGTCCAACTTTGGGAAGGCGGTGAAGCGCTGCGGTGAAGTCTGGCTGTCGATGGCGCGTGAAATCTACGTTGAGCCGTCCCGGAAGATGAAGGCGATACAGACCACCGGCGAGCCGCGCACGGTCGAACTGGCGCGGCCGATGGTCAACAAAGAGACCGGCGCAATCGAGACCGAGAACGACATAGCCGAGGCGAAGTTTGACGTTGCTGTTGACGTCGGGCCAAGCACGGCCAGCCGGCGCGCATCTGTTGTCAGGGCAATCACCGGCATGATGCAGATCACGCAGGATCCGGAAACGCTGCAGATCCTCGGCGCGCAAGCTATGATGAACATGGAAGGCGAAGGCCTGTCCGAGATGCAGCAATACTTCCGCAAGAAGCTGCTGAAGCTGGGCGTCATTGAGCCGAACGAAGAAGAAGCGGCCGCGATGGCTGAAGAACTCGCCGCCATGCAGGAACAGCCCGACCCGCAAAAGGAACTGTCCGACGCGCTGGCCAACGAAGCCAGGGCCAAAGCCTCGCTTGCTATGGCGAATACCGAGAAATCACTGGCCCAAGCCGAAGAGAGCCGCGCGAACACCATCGTCAAGCTTACCGGCGTGGGGATGGATGAGAATGCCGCCGCAACGCCGGCTCCGCGTGATGAGAAAGCAGAGCTTGAACTTGAGGCCCTGCGCCTTGAGAACCGCATGCGCAAGAACAAGGCTGACGCTACCGACACGCAGATCGAGCAGCTACGCGCCGAGCGCGTGACGAATGACACCATGGTTCAGGCCAGCGAGGCGATGCAGCAGGCGGTGATCGGGCTGGCCGACAGCGTCTCCGTGATAGGTAACGCTGTCGGCCAGATGAGCGAAGCGGTTGGCCAATTTGCGCAGGTGACGAGCCAGAACGCGGACAGGGCGATTGCTGCGCTGTCGCGTCCTAAGCGTGTCGTGCGCGAAAAGGGCCGGATATCCAGAATTGAAACTGAAGGCAACGACTGATGGCCGCAGGTAACTGGATCGTCTTTAACAGGGCCAAGCTGAAGCTGGCCAATGGGACTTTCGACCTTGATACGCAGACGTTTCTCATGGCGCTGACGACATCGGCGCAGGTGCTGGACGCGACATTCGTTGGCACGTCCACTGACTGCCGATATGCTGACCTCACGGCGGAAGTGGTCGGCACAGGCTACACCGCAGGCGGCAAGACGCTGGTTGCGACATGGACGCAATCGACCGGCACGATCACATTCGACTGCGATGACCAGGCTTGGACATCGTCCACCATAACGGCCAAGTACGCGGTGATCTACGCCAACAATACAAACGACGATCTTCTGTGCGTTGTGGACCTGGACACGGGCGGCGGGTCAGTCAGCACAACGGCCGGCACGCTTACAATCACAATCAACGCCAGCGGCGTATTCACACTCGCATAGGGAACCACAATGCAACAGGGATATATCGCGACCCTCCTTAACTCGATTGCGGACGGTTCGGCGCTCACCAACA